ACAGGGACGGCGCTCCAGATTTCTGATTCGGGTGATACCACCACGATCCCATCTGGTGCAACGCTAGACGTAAACGGAACTCTTGATGTAACAGGCGCAACGGTAACAGGACTGTCAGCAGGGAAGGTGTTGCAAGTGGTTCAAGGAGCATACGCATCACAAACAAGTACCAATGGCACGACATACGTTACGACAGGGTTGTCGGCATCTATCACACCTTCATCGACATCAAACAAGGTATTGGTCACTGGAGTTATAAATTCGTTTTATAACTACGCTAGTGGCGCACAAGTCGGGGGCTATCTTGCTCTCTACCGTGGCGGTTCAGCAATCGTTGATCCTATCGCGTGGAGTTTTACTAACGACGGAAATAATCTTCTTGCCACTGTACCGCTTAATTACCTTGATTCCCCATCTTCAACATCGTCGGTAACTTATGAGGTGTATTTCAGAATATCACACGGAAGCACTTCTGTAGTTCACGATAGTGGAAACCCATCCTACCTAACTTTAATGGAGATAGAAGCATGAGGCATGACGCAATACGAAATGTTTATGCAAACGCTGTCACCATTAGCGGCGATAGCAATGTGTGGGATGCTGATGGTAATGCTGTAGCCATTGACGAATCGTTGGTTCAAGCAGAAGTCGCAAGACTGCAAGCCGAACACGACTCCCAAGCATATGCCAGAGCGAGAGCCGAAGCATACGCCCCCATCGCTGACCAACTTGATATGCAATATTGGGATTCAGTGAACGGTAGCAGAACATGGCTTGACCACGTTGAAGCAGTTAAGGAGGCTCACCCGAAATGAGTGAAGTAAAAACAGACAAACTCTCGCCTCGCACCGCCTCGACTCACACAGAGATTGCCGTCTATAGCGAGGACGTAAACGCTATCGGCGCAACGGGTGGCGGCACACAAGACATCGACCTGACGGATGGCAACGTAGTCACCGCGACTGTCGATACCTCTGCCAATACCTTTACCTTCTCCAATCCCCCGGCATCCGGCAAAGCGGGATCGTTTACCTTGATCCTAACCAACGGTGGATCGCAAACGGTGAACTTCCCGGCAAGCGTAGATTGGGCAGGAGGGACTGCCCCAACTCTTACGACTTCCGGTGTGGATGTCTTGACCTTTACCACTGTTGACGGTGGCACGATCTGGTACGGATTCGCCGCCGGTCTGGATATGAAGTAGATGCCACTAGGCGCTAATAAAGTAGCACTGTACGGAGCAAGTGCGGATACAGGATCAGCCGTGTTGTTGTCCACTGCGACAGCAAGCAGTAGCGCATCTCTAGAGTTCACGTTGCCTACTGCGTACAAGCAGGTGAAGTTTGGGTTCTACAACATTACACCCGCTACCGATAACTCTAATTTTCAGTTCGATTGCTCGGTTTCTAGTTCATACGGCACAACGAAAACCACTACCTATTTTGAGTCGTATCACAATGAGGCGGATAGTTCCACAGGATTAACTTACATCACCGCCCAAGATTTAGCCCAATCGACAAGCAATCAATCTATTTTTTACAGCATGGGCAATGGAGCAGATGAATGTGGAGCGGGAGAACTGTTTTTATTCAACCCCGCATCTACTACATACGTTAAGCATTTTTACGCTAAAGGACAATATTACTATTACTCGGATGCGTCAAACTGTGGATTCATCGGAGGATATTTTAATACCACATCTGCACTCGACGGCATCAAGTTTTTAATGTCTAGCGGCAACATCGCTACAGGCACGATAAAAATGTGGGGTATCAAATGAGCGACTGGAAACTACTCAACACCTCCACAGCATCTGGCGCAAGCAGTGTCGAGTTCACTGATCTGACTGGTTACAAGATATTTAAGTTTGTTTTTGTTGATGTGAATCCTGCGACGGATACAGTTTTGTTTGAATTTAACGCAAGCACTGATGGCGGTTCAAATTACAACGTAACCAAAACTACAACTTTCTTTTATTCGTACCATTGGGAAAATGATGCTCATTCAGGTCTTGGATACATTACTGGAAGTGATATTGCTCAAGGAACTGGGTATCAAACTTTAATGCGGGATGTTGCAAACGATGCAGATGCTTGTGGAACTGGGGAACTTTATCTGTTTAACCCAGCCTCTACTACCTACGTTAAGCACTTTTATTCAAGGACAGCAACGTATGAAACCAGAGACACGATGGAGGATAGTTATATAGCCGGATATTTAAATACCACTTCTGCTGTAAATGCGGCGGCCTTTAAAATGTCTAGCGGAAACTTTGACGGCGTAATAAAACAATACGGTCTGGTGGCATCATGAGCGGAAAACTAACACTCATTTCATCAGCCACGGCATCAGGCTCGTCAAGCGTGGAGTTCACCAGTGGGATTGATTCGACGTATGACGAGTATCAGTTTTGGTTTGTTTCCTGTCACCCCGGTGCAGACGGCAAAGATTTTTTATGTAACTTTAGTACAGACGGTGGATCATCTTACGGACTTACCAAAACAACAACGGCATTTGTAGCGGAACATACTGAATCAGGATCGGGTGGTTCTTTGGCTTATTGGGGTGGAGGCGATTTGGCGCAATCAACAAATTCTGTAGCGTTGTCTAGCGCAACAGGAAGCGATAACGATCAATGTGTATCTGGATGCCTTCATCTTTATTCGCCGTCGTCAACAAGTAAAGTGAAGCATTTTCAATTTACCAGTAACAATTACTCCCACTCTGATTATTCAAGAAATATTTTTGGAGCGGGATACATCAATGTGTCAAGTTCAGCGGTTGATGCTGTCAAATTTACTTTTCAAGAAACAAACATAGATGACGGCAACATATATCTTTTCGGAGTAAGTTAAATGCACAAAATAGTAAACGGTCAGCGCGTAGAACTTACGGCTGAAGAAATATCACAACGCGAAGCGGAAGAAGCGGAATGGAACGCAGGTGCGTTTGATCGTGCAATCGCTGATCTCCGATCCCGCCGGAACCAACTGCTTGAATCAAGCGACTGGACACAAGTAGCGGATGTTGCGCTCACGGTAGAACAGGACACCGCATGGCGTGATTACCGGAAAGCCTTGCGTGATCTCCCGGCAGGGCTGAGAACTGCTGATGATGTGACAGCGGTGGAATACCCTACTGCGCCTTAATGATGACCTGTCATCAGAATCCACTGCACATTTAACTGCACATTTAACCGGACATTTCGATGAAAGCACTCGCCATAGCCCTCGCGCTAATCTCTTTTCCAGTCTTGGCGCAATCTCCCCCGGCAGGGATCAAGCCTGTGGTCGTGAAGATGCAACTGTTCTGCGCCGACTCGTTTGAATACCTGATGAACATTCTTGCGGTTGATTTCGGAGAAACAGTCATCGCAATGGGGTATTTAAAAGAAGGGGAGAATCCAACGACCCTACTGATCTTCGCCAACGAAAAAAAGACACATTCAACCATCGTGGTCACGAAGCGCACAAAAATGGGCGAACAAGCGTGTATGGCTTGGAGCGGGACATCGCCGTCGGGGATGGCGTTCAGCGTCAACCCGAATCCACAGTTTCCGCCAGAACCAGAGAGAAAGGAAAATGGGATTGAAATGTGATGGAGATACAATCCTTGATAGATTTTGCGTTCGGACTGGTAATTGTCGTGGTTGGGTTCGTAGTTAAGAGGATTTTCGTAATCACGGATAGACTCGCAGAGGCTGATCGTCAACTCCACGAGAGGGTGACCAAGGTACAAACTCAGTATGTCTCCAAAGCAGATTTTGAAACTGCCGTAGATAGGATTATCGACTGCATCAATCGACTCGAATCGAAGATGGAAAAATGAGCGAGAGCCTTGTTCTCGTGGATGTTGTCGGAAAACTATGGCCTATTTTCATTGGTTTGGTCACGTTGATATTTGTGCTGTCTCGACTATGGACTGATGTCGAAACTTTGAAAGAAAAGGTGAAGACCCTTTTCAACCTATTCAACAAGAATGGCTGAGTCAGGTGGCTGGTAGAAAAGGTGAGTCCCCCGTAAATTTATCGGATCAAACCAACGTCGGTTTGCCGATCCGTAACCTAATCGGCCTAGCCTCGGCAGTAGCCATAGGGACATGGGCATGGTTCGGGTTACAGGAAAGGCTGAACAAATTAGAAACCAATCAAATCCTGATGCAGAAGTCTGTCGAACAGAATGAAAACTTCAGAATTAAATGGCCCAGAGGGGAATTAGGCGCTCTTCCGGCGGACGCTGAACAGTTCATGCTTTTAGAGCATCTCGCCTCTGAGTTTGCGAAGTTACAGGGAATTATAGAAACAGGCAAGGCTCCGTATGATCAGCAACAGGCTTTAACCCTCGACTTCTTCAAACAGCGAATCGAAAATTTGGAGCGCCACGTCGAAGTGTTGAAGGACAAGACGAGCGAGATGAAGGCAAACGGAGGACATTGAATGGAAACTTTATTTGTGTTGCTCCTCTATATGAATGGAGCAGTTAAAGAGCATATGGCCTACTGGGAAGACCCTACTACGAAAGAGTGGGTTGAAATGGGTTTACCCGGATGCCTTGCGATGAAAAGGACATTAAAGCGCCAAGGATGGTATGACACGCAAGGGGGCAGATACGCCTGTGAAAAGCGGGTCGTAGAAACAAGAATCAATTGGGAAGACAAGAAAGTGATCGCGAGAATTGTTGAATGAAAGTGTTTGATGTAAACCATGCAAAAGGGAAATATTTCAGCCATGCGCGACACGCAGGAACATTGTGCTTCCTGTTTACTGCAACCGGGATCGTTGGACTGGCGCACGTTGTTGTTCCAAGTTTTCTGCCCGAATTCATGTCGAGAATGAACGCAAGATTGGCTTTGAAGATGAACAAAAAAATGTGTGAATGCCCAGATGAGGCGCAACTATGATTGATCAAAAGAGAATTTTGGGGGTGTGTTGTGGCTAATGGCGGCGGTGGTAGTGATGGAGCCGCTGGACTTTATCCGATAACAGACCCGCGTCACCCGGACTATGTGCCGCCCGCGACTACGCCGACTCCTCCGACAACGACCACACCGGCTCCTCCAACGGCAAGCCCACCGGCAAGTCCTACGGCAAGTCCTACGGCAAGCCCAACGGCGAGTCCAACGGCGAGTCCGACTCCAGAGCCGGAGCCAGAGCCAGAGCCAGAGTATCAGCCGCCATCTCTTACGGATGAAGTTCCGTATGCACAAACAGCGGTTGCGGGTATGCCCACTCTTGGAGACCCAACTAATATACCCTCTCCGGCGCAGAGAACTGTTGATCCGCAAGAGTTAGTTGAGTATAGGATGTCCCAGATGATGAAGCAGGACAGTCCATATACTCAGCAAGCGGTCACTAACGCCGTTCAATGGGCAAACTCAAGGGGATTGCTAAACACATCAATTGCGGCGAGTGCTGGGCTGGATGCGGCGATCAAGAGCGTTTTGCCTATCGCGCAACAGGATGCCACAACCTTGCATGGACAGGCGCTTGAAAATCAGAGAGCCGTTAACGAGTTCTTGATGCAGGATTACCTGACGCGAAACCAGTTCAAGTTAACAGAGTTTGGCGCTAAGGCAACAACCTATAACCAAGGTTTGCAACAGGCTTATAGTAAAAACGAGCAAGCAATCCAAAACGCATGGGCGGAGCATCAAAACGCTTTAGAGCGTCTGTTAAAGAAGAAGTTAGAAGAGATGAGAATTGCCGCCGCCGCGGCGGGACAGAAGTCTGGGCAGGATCATTCCTCTGGAGAGAACGCTAAACGGTGTAGGCAGAATGCATTATCTAAACTTAATGCGAGACTGCTTGACATCGAGGCAATGGCTGACACTATATCAGCAGAGCGTTATGTCCAACTTCAAACGATGGCGAGACAGGCATATGATAAAGACGTGGCGGCTTGTTGATGGCTAGAGAAGCCACGCTGAAAGACATTCCAGATTTAATCACCTTTATTAAGCCATTCCATGAGGGCGGTGGATATAAAGATATCCAGTTTCAGAACAATGTCGCTGTAAAAAGTCTCACAGCCATGTTGTCCTCCCCAATGCATAAGGTATGGGTGGTTGAACGAGATGGGCAAATCTGCGCCGCGTTAGGGGTGATCAGTCAGGAACTCTGGTTCACCAAGAGACACTACGCAACCAACCTGTTTCTTTGTGCAAACGGAAAGGGGAAAGGAACCGCGGGATTCTTATTGCGTCGTTTCAAACGATGGGTCAATGAGCGCCCAATTATTAAAGATGTCACCCTCGCTGTAACCAGCGAAATAGGAGATGTTGAACGTGTTGAGAAACTGTATCAAGCAGTTGGATTCAAACGCCTCGGCGGATTATTCAGGTTAGAAATATGAGCGGACTTTTTAAATCAGTAGGTAAGGCCTTCAAGAAAATCGGTAAGGTCATCAAAAAGATTGCCCCGGTGCTTATCGTAGCGGCGGCTGTTTACTTTGGTGGCTCATACCTGATGGCATCTTCCGGGGCTGGAACAGCCGCCGCTGGAGCGTCCGTTACATATGGCGCTGGAGGAGTAGGGGCGGCTTTCACTAAATCCGCTGGCGTGTGGAAATCATTCCTTGGAGGACTCTCCAGTGGAACTGCTTCCAAGTCTGCTGTCGCGTTTGCTGAAGGCTCGTTTAAAGCCTCACAAGCGGGGATGGCGCTCTCAGGTCAGGTTGCCGCAGGAACCGCGGCAGTCAACAACCTTTCCACAATGGGAACCGTTGGTGAGGCAGTCAGCGCTGGCGTCAATATGGCGCAGTCTGCTTTCTCCTCTGGCGCTGATCCGCAGTCCTCTTGGGGAATCCTTTGGAACGGGCTTAATGACGTAACCGCTCCTGCGGCTGATGCGGCTCAGGCGGCTGGGGGACTTATAGAGACAAGCGGCGAGCAACTTCTCTCTCCAGATCAACTGTCTACTTTAGACGCTGAAATGTATGACCAAAATACATGGATGGCGGACAATACGATGCTCAGTCCCGGCGAAGTGTCCACAGACAGCGCCGTCTCAGGTGTTTCTGATGGCTATGGAATGGGAACAAGCCCTGCTAATCAAACAGGGTTTGCAGGGAGCGCGGCTGGGCCTGTCACTCAAGCGTCCACCGTTCAGGCTACGGCATCTGGTCAAGGACTTCTTACAGCACCCGCAACTACGGAAAAACCGTCTGCGCTTATGCAAATGATTTTAAAGAACTCGGAAGAGCGCCTTCAAGTCCTAAAGGACGCGAACGATCTAGCAAGAGAGCAAGTCGCGGCTAGAGCAAGAGCAGACGAAATGAAACTCTGGCTGACAGGGGGCGGAATGTTCTTGAATACGATGGGTCAGTGGCAACAGGCCAGCGCCGCAGAAGAGGAGAGGAAACGCAGGCTGAACTTTAAGGGACACAATACTTCTTATGATCCATATAAGGGGATCAAGGGGATAGCGTAATGGCTGAATTACCACCACAGATGCCTATGTTACCAGATCAGGAAATATTGCCGGAAGGAATCGTGGAGCAACCGCCTATGGAGAGCGCGGCCTTGCAAGTTGATGATGAACAAGCCAACGAATCCGCAGTTAAAATTATACTGTCATCAAAATCGCGTATGTACGGAGACGAGTTTGATCAGTATATGCAAGTTCTCCAGTCCAGCGATAACTTGGTTGAAGACCTCGCAATGGTTTCCCTGAGTTTATTGGTTCCTGAAATAGAGGCCGTTTCAGCGGGAGGCCCAGTTCCTTTTGATCACCTTATGGATGTATCAGCAGAGGTGGTATCTGAAGCCTATGACATGGCGGTTCAAACTGGTGTTTATCAGCCATCCAATGAAGAGGAGATTGAGAGAAACCAGAATATCTCCCTAACAATGGTCGCTGGAGAATTAGGTAAGTCTTTTAGCGAGGGCGATTCAATCCCAGAGGGAAGCGTTGAGCATTTTATTGAAAGCGTTATGGATGGAAATTATGACCACCTTCCTACCGAGGCTGATGTTGCTCCAGATATGCCTCCCGCAATTCCGAGAGGAGGGATTTCAGTTTCCCCAGAGGGAGGAATGCCAGTATGAGCCAGTCATCTGGAATACTATTCGCCAGTCTTGGCGAAAACTTAATGAAGTTTGCGGATATTCAGCACAGCACAAAGATTTCCTCGTTAGAGGCTGAGGCCCAACGCCGCAAAGAACTCCGTCTTCAGGAGATGCAGTTAAGCCAAAACGATATAACAAACGCTTTTCGTGTGGCTGATTATGAATCCTCTCAGGAGAGGCTTGGCATTGCTAAGGAGTCAGCGCAATTGGCTAAGGATAAGTTCGATTACGAAAAAGAGCAGGACTTACTTCCTGATTACCACTGGACAAAACAAAACGTATACGGGCATTACACCGAAGAAGTTAAAGACGAACTGAGTCCCACTGGATACCGTCAAGAGCAACAGTGGGGAATTGTTGCTCAACGGAGTGTCGGCATAAACAAAAAAGACCCGGATGACATCCGCATCCTCAATCCGGATGGAACCATGACCCGCGGAACCACCGCAGATGTTGAGGTCGATTTGCTGGAAGGAATAGATGCAGATGTGTTAAGCAAACTTAAATCTAAATTCCGCTCAATCGTAGGAGAAGACCCGACTGATGAACAAATTGCGTTAGCGTATCAAACTGGTGTTGCTAACGGTTCTATCGTAAACGGTAAGATTGTTGATGAATCCGCCGCAGACACTCCCCCTGCCGCAGAAGCGCCTGCCGCAGAAGCGCCTTCCGCCGCCGCTGTTGCTAAACCTGACCCAAATGTGTCTACCAACCAACTATCGCACAGCATATATGATCCCCCGAATCCTTTGGGTATTAAATCTAGCCCTGAATACAAAGCCGGAAGCGCACTTGCAGGCGGTATTGAGTTAGTGGCAGACGCTGTAAGCGGCTTACAAGGGTCGGACATTGCGGCTGAAATAAAGGCCGCGGCTGAAAAGGAAATGGCAGAAAAAAAATATTTTGCAGAGTATCAAATCAACCCGAGCGGTGCTAGAACATTCGACCCATCCGATGGCATGGGCGTGAATACAAGTTCCCAAACGGGAAGTTTCCCGGCAATCAATACAGGTGGTCAAGCCGTTCCAGAACTTCCGCCCTCAGCAAAGCCCACAGTGGTATCCCCAACCCAGCCATTCACAATGTCAGAGGCGTATGGATACAATGCTGAACAATCTAAGAATTTAGTGGAAAGGCTGATAAAAGATTTGGAGGCCGCAGACGTGCCTAAAGATATTATCCAAAAATCGTTAATGAACCTGCTTGGACAAATACCGACAGAACAAGCAAATGGAGAATTCGCCAAAGCATTGGCGACCGCCTATTACGAGTTCACCAAGGGATCAAACTAGATGGCAAGTAGATTCGACTCTATTTTCGATCAGTTCAAGACTCAAGCACCTCCAGCAAATGCCGTTCAACAGGGTCAGCCAAGTTCTAGTTTTGACTCAATATTTGACCAGTTTAAGGATTATCCTCAGCCTGTAATTGAGCAAAAACCAGAAAGCGGTTTCTGGGCGCACATCAAAAAATCGTTTGCTGATGCGTATGACTACATAAGTCTTGCTTCATTAGGCTTGGACGGGGCTGAAGGTAACGAAGAAGAAATTGCACGGATCGTTGCGGAAACTTCTCGAAGACAGCATGAGGTAGCAAAAAGCGCCCAGCATAAGTATCTGCTCGATGTGGTTGGTAGAGAAAGCAAGGATGTAAAGGATGCAGAGGGCTTTGCTAATACCTCGTTGGCTGTACTCGATGCCGCGGGGAAAACCATCTGGACGGCTGTCACTAACCCTCTTGGTGTAGCGGAGTTTGGCGCATCGCAGGCAGGCAACATGGCTGTTGCTGTTGGCGGTATGTTTGCTGGCGCTTTGGCTGGATCGCCGGGTGGGCCTCTTGGTATCGCGATTGGCTCCAGAGTTGGGGCGGGAACGGCAGGAGCATCGGTCGAAACAGGAGCGGCTTATATTGAAGCCCTGATGAAGGCGGGTATCGATGTTACGAATGAGGCGGCGGTGCAGAAAGCCATCTCTGATCCTGAATTCCAGCGCGAAATGTACAAAAAAGGCTACACCAAAGGCCTTACCATCGGAATAGTTGATGCCGCGTTTATGGGCCTCTCAAAGATGCCCGGAACCAAGGCGGGGCGTGAGTTACGCAAAGACCTTCTTAAAGAAGGCATTGATATTAAGAAGAATGCCGACTGGGAAAAGATCGCCGTTAGACACGCAGAGGGCGATGGGGCAGTAACCGCGGCATTCAAGAAGTATGCAGAAGCCCCAAGGGCCAAAGCAATCGGCACTAAAAGGATGACGATTGAAACCCTCGGTGAGGGGGTTGGTGAAGGTCTCGGCGGACTTGCCGCATTCGGTGAAACTTCGTTTGAAGACATCGCCCTTGAAATGCTGGGCAGTACCGCCCAGTCCGCTGTGCAGGCATCTGTCTCTGCGTCTTTATCTGGGTCAAAGCAACTTCTACAGAAGGCTACAAAAGAGTCATTACGCCAACAGGCAGATGCTGTCCATAAAGGAGAAGCCAGCGGTATTGAGCCAGAGGAATTAAACGAGGCACTGCGCCGCCAGAAAGATGGCGTAAGCGCACAACTGGATACAGTCTCAGAGCCTATTGCCGCTTTTGAAGAAGATATAGGTGAGGCGGACAACGCCCAGTCTGTGGTTGATTCCCTTAGAACTGCCCTGACTCTGGAAGGGTTTGCGAACTACAGATTGTCTTTGCAATCCGCGCTCCAAACAGAAGACACATATCCGAATGGCGTGATTCCATTTTACGTTGCTCTCACCAAAGAGGAGCAGGCCACACTAGCGGCAGGGGGATCGCTTTCCACTCCTATAAAGGGAAGCCTCAGTCGCGGCAGGGTGAGTGCAAGGAAAGGGAAGACCGATAAGAAAGGCCAAAACTTTGGCGGTCAGGATGTTGTCCTTGTTAAGGTTCCCGTTTCCTCGGTAATCATGCGTGGCAATTGGGATAATGTGGAACTGGTTGTATCGCCCAAGGGAATGCAACTGGCCGCGGTTCCTAAAGTTGCGGAAACGAGTGAAACTAAACCTGTTCTATCTCAGAAACTTGAACAAGAGGCAGATAGACTTGCCAGACAGGACGTTGAAACAACTCTCGATACAGAAGTTGAGATCGGTGAACTTGAGACTCAGGCAACAGACAGGTCTAAGAGAGATGTTGATCTCGATACCAGAGAAGCAACCGACAAGGCGGCAAGGAAACTTGCCCAGTTAAGAGAACCCGACAACTACGAAACTGTCGCTAAGTTACAGGGGGCGGTGGATCGTAACAAGATACCCTTATTCCCGGGACAGCGTAAGAAGCGCCCGCCTTTGGCTTTGGCTTTGCAGAACTACCGCAAGGCTCTGGAAAAGCCGGACAACATCAACGCGCTGAACGATGTCCTTGCCCCCACCGGATACAAGTTATCAAAGAAGGCTGACGGTGTTCACCTCATCCCTATTGATAACAAGCCCACTCTCCGAGTTCCCAACACAGGGAACCGGGAAGTAGGTCAAAGCACTGTCGATGATTATCTGTTCTGGATAAATGAAGGGCAGGCCGCGAAAGCCCCAGAAACGACTGAGAAGAAGCAGGCCGCGCTGAAGAAAGAGGCGGCTCAGGTCGAGGCGAGACAACCGCCTAGAGAAAATGTTCAGTCCATAATAGACAGCATCGAGAAGAATTTCGTCACCAGAAAAGGTGACAAGATTACGGTAGACGAGGAAGGTCTATCGGATATTCTTACCCAAGCGGAGAATATCGCTGGCTGGTCTAAGGCTGACAAAGGTCGTCTAAATCAGTACGTCCGCTCTATTCGCACCGAGCAGGAACTCCAGACCCCAACCAAAAAAGCGCCCGTTAAAGGAACAACTATCACTGTTCCGCAATCGTCTGGCGCCCTCACCTCATTAGAGTCCTCATTCAAACGCACTGGTAAAGAAAAGTTTATCGAGCGCGTGAGGAAACTCCTCACCAACAAGAAAGGCAACGACGCTCTCCTTGCAGAGATTGCCAAAGCCTACCGAAAAGCGAACCCCGGCAAAGCCGAGGGTGACCTCGCCTCCATACTGACACTCACCGGAAAAGCCGATCAGGCAAACATAGCCAAGGCATATGCACTGGCTCAGATGCTGATCACGCTACGTCCGTCTGTGTCTACCATTCGCCCTGACAACACCCTCGCTATTGAGGATGGAAACCTGTCCGCGTTTATGCGTTTTGACAAGGTCTTGGGAGGGGTGCAGGAGAACCAACTGGTCGGACAGATCAAACAGGCCTTTGGTGAGGACGCAACCTATACCCGGATAAATGACTTCGAGGTAGTGGTCACTAATCCAAAACTTACCCCGATCCAGTTCGCACGACGTTTCGGGAGACTACGCGGAAAGCGCAATGACATCAGAAAATCGGAACTCTTTACAGCGCAAATCGAAACGCAAACCCACGACTGGACTAAAGACCCTTCTGGAGAAAGCATCAGGAGCGAAATTCGCAGACTCGGATTCGGAAGTATTCTCCAATACGTTGATGATCGGAGAGCCGATTACCTCGATATCGCCGAGGAGTTCGGGGCCAAAGAAGTAGCCCAGTACAGGCAGGCTCCAAGAGCGCCGCCGCAGGAAACCGCCGCTGAAGAAACCGAAGCCGCCGATGAGGCGGCTTTTTCTTTGGAGGGGCAGGCAATTGTATTTTCTAGAAAAATAGAAAACAAAAAAGAGCCTATGGGCTTTGTTCCTGATCAAGCCGAGTACAGGAAGTATCCCAAAGAATCCGGCCTTGCCAAAGGTATCTTAGTCAAGATGACGCCGCAGGAGTTTTTGAATCTTGTCCCAAATCGGACTGAAGACTCAAATGTCGAGGCGATTCTGGATCGTCTGGAGCAGGGGGACAGGATGGCTCCTCCATTCCTTAATGTAGAGATTACAAAAAACGGTCTTCAAATAACCGGGCATGAGGGGCGTGGGCGCATGATCGCGGCTACCTCTCTGGGCCTTACTGATGAGATAGAAGTCGATGTGTTTTTTAATAGGGATCGAGTAGAGGACTTTGACGCCATCGATCCAAAACCAGTTTTTATTTCCCAAACTGGAAGAGCCGACATTGACACCGTAGAGCCTCAAGTAACTGTTCCTCTCCGTAGATTAGAGGACACATCGCTGGATAAAGCCGACGAAAGCGTAGCCTTCTCTCTTGCTGAGACAACTAAGGTATACCCGGGTGAATACGAACTAACCGCCAGCGACGGAACCAAGTACAAGGTTGTACAGGCAGAGCCGGAAGAAACATTCGGCCCCGGCAGAGAGTGGAAGTTATACAGAGCCACAAAGGAAAACCCAGACTACCACGCTGACTTCGACTGGGACTGGATGGATACATTCCCCCGCCTTAAAGATGCCAAGGCTTGGGTGGAAGATCGAACCGACGAAGGGCCGCTGTTCTCGCTGGGAAAACTTACCGCCGCCCAAAAGATGCAATCTTGGATTGACTCTAAAGTTGCTCCAATAGTGGAAACCTTGGCGGAAGACTCTGAAAACATTCGTTTTCGCCTGCCAAAAGATTTAAGCAACGCGCAAAAAGAAAAATACAAAACGGCAGTTGGAAAGTTTTTTACTCGGGGTAACGTAACTCTAGGCAAAGATTCTGTAATTGCTTCATTCCCTCTTCCAGTTACTGACAATTTACAAAAATCCAGAGCCAAGAAACTAAGCACTGTCCGAATATTGACCGGGCGTGAAAAGCCAGCAATTGAAGGCACTGGCAAAAATGGAAAGATTCGGAAGTTTGATCTTGGAGTTTTTCTTCAAGAGAGAACTAGGGCGCAAGGGCGAATTGCTATTGGCGATTACTCGGATGCCGCTAAGGCTCAGTTCGTTGCAAGTATGTTGGAAGAAGTTCGATACCAATTGAGCCAGTCAGATAATGCTATTGGCTGGTACGAGGAAAAAGTATCGAACATGATGGAAGTGTTGGGCGTGATCTATCCAGAACTCAACACCGACAAAAACAATGAGATGGTAATGAAAGCATTTCTTGCTATTACATCTCAGGGAACTGAAGTAGACGAGAATATTCGCAACGCTGTTAAACAGTACGAGCATTACCGTAACACGGGAGAAATCCGAATTTGGGGTACTGGTAAGTCAATCAAAGCGATGAAACTGAATCATCAGGCTCTTGCAAAGATGATTGCTAGTACAGGGTTGGATCAGACCACAGAGTTTCTTGAAGCACCGTTTACTGTCAAACAATTGCAAGAAAGAGGTTTTGAGGTTTCTGGTGAATTGATGTCGTATGAAGGCCGGGGAGCGTTAATCTTCGGCCCAAAGATCGGCAGTTTTTTTGGCAATCTATACGGCCATTACGAGTCACTTACTGCTGACTTATGGTTTAGTAGAACGTGGAACAGAATTAGTGGAAATCTACTTACATCTGCAAACGTCTCAAAACTTAATTCTACAAAACAGGAACTGTTAACCCTTTTAAAGAATGCGCGTTTAGTAAAACCCCACTTGAATGGATATAAGCGCCAAGACTTGCTTAAAGATGAAGCACTACGCCTTGAATGGGCCGCGTCTGTACATGGCGCATGGGCCAGAGGCGGATATAAGAATAAGTCTGATGAATTAAGAACCATTAAACGATACGATGAAATTCACAACCAACTTGAAGACGCTCCAAGAAATGGCGAAGAGCGTGGATTTATGCGCTCAGTTATTCAGGGCGTTAAGGATGCGCTTAAAAAAGATGGTATCGATATTACTACGGCAGATATTCAGGCCGTACTTTGGTATCACGAAAAAGACCTTTATGCTAAACTTGGCGTAGCCGATTCGAGATCAGAGGCAACAGATTATGAGCAAGCGGCAAGAAGACTCCTCGCCGAGAAACGTCCAGACTTGGGATTCGACTATGTCCTCAGAGGAAGTCGAAAAACAGATAGAGCAGGACGTACAACACAACGTCAAGGCGATTCTGGACGCAAGCCCGGAAGAACTAAAAGAGATGATGAAGACGTAGAGGCGCAAAGCCTCATCCCCATCGACAAGCCCGCCTCTGGCGGGTTTTCTGCTTCTGGGCTACGTCGCGCCCTTGTTAGCAAGTTTGGTGAAAAAGGCATTGCCCGTCTTGAAGCAGACGGCATCCTTGTAATTGTCGAATC